CATGATTCCACCTAAGGCGCGTGAAGCGCCGAAGTTGGGTATGTTTGGGATTGTTAAAGGGCCTGTGGCCCTTGCTCGTTCCCAGGTTTGGTCGGTCGTCCCCGCCGTTGGGGGGGTTGTCGTGGACCGGGCAATTGCAAAGCTAGAGTCGTGGGACTCGCTCGGCGATGGTGTGATGGATTGGGCACTTTCTGAGGCTGTTGAGAGTGCAAGCTTGGCTTTCCGGGGTTTCCGAGTCTTTTTAGAGACTCACCGGCTGCCTTACTTGCACGAACATCCTGAGGGTTTGCTCCGTTACTGGCGCTGTCTTTGGCTCAGTGGTGATTTTATTCCACTGGCCAAATGGGTGACTGCTGTTCATCTGGCTGAGATGGCTGGGGTGACTAGCGATGATGGGACTGAGGTCTTGTTTCGTGAATTGCCTCCAATGCCCGCATGGCTTCCATGTGGTACCAAAGCGCTATCCGCGCTATTCCCATTGCACACTTCCAAAAACATTCACAACACGCTTCGGACCCGTCTTCGCGAGAAGAAGTCGGGCCCAAAGGGAGGACCAACTCTCAGGGCGGTTAAATTGGCCTGGTCCCTTCTTGGGGTCAAGGCTATGATGCCGCCTATGAGAGCTGACGCTGTCGCAGATACTCTAAAGGACCATGCGGGTCTATTGAGTGCCGCGCCCCCCCCGCTGCCTGCAAAGGCGGAAGCGATTCTCACCTTGCTGGGTAATTCCATTGCACGTTTGTGCTATGGTGCCGGCACCACACTTCGAGAGCTTCCTCGTGCTAGGCTGAGTGCGTCATCCGGGTACGTCAAAGAGTTTGATGACGAATCCAAGAGGTGGCGTACGTCTGAGGGCACACGTGCCGCTCAAAATGCCAAGAACGGGGGTCGCGCGATGCGCGAGCTCACATCCATGATCTACAGCCCCCACAAGGGGGTTGTGGAGATTCATCAGGTTGCCTATTGCTTCGATATTCACGACTGGGATTATGATCCTTGTGTGGACGTTGTCGCACTTCAGGAGCCGTTCAAAATTCGTACCATCACTATTGCAGATGGGCCTTCAATGGCCGTCGGCTCAAGCCTTCAGAAAGCTTGGCATAATGCAATGCGTGAGTTGCGGTGTTTCCAATTGATTGGCGGGAAGGATGTAGGCGAGTGTGTCAAGGAGATGTTTGAGTTTGGAAACTCATTCGTCTCAGGAGACTACTCTGCTGCAACTGACCGAGTCAGCATTTTGGCCACGAAAGTGGTCTTTAATGCGCTGGTGAAGCCACTAGCATTGGATCCCGTGGCGAGAGCCAGACTTGAGTCTGGTCTCTATGGGGCTGAGGTGTCGTACGGTAATACGCTCTCCAGTCTTCGTCGTACCCTCCCTGAGGGCATGTACAAGAAACTGGTAGAGGATCTTCCGGACTCATTTCAGCAGAAGAATGGACAGCTTATGGGCAACATTTTGAGTTTCCCCATCCTCTGTATCATCAATCTGGCAACCTGGCTCCTGGCCCATCAGGGTTTGGATACAGCTGCTAGACGTGAGACCAGTGGACGGAGTCCCATCGCACAGACGCTTCATGACGCTTTGGACCGGGGTTATTTAACCCCGAGGGAGATGAATGGGTTTAAGGTTTTGGTGAACGGGGACGATATCCTCTTTCAGTCTAATCAGGCCCTATACACATCTTGGCGGGACACCATCCCGCACCTTGGATTCAAGCTATCGGTTGGCAAAAACTATATCTCCAACGACTTCTTCACCATTAACTCTGAGCTGTATACAGCTGGGGATGACGGCGTGCCCTGTAAGAGGGAGCGCCCGTGGTGGGGAGGGTTCTGTCCAGATTTCTATCAGCTTCAAAAGGCTGCTCAGAAGATTGGATTTAAGAACCCTGTCGGTGAGAGAATGGAATTGTCAAACGACATGCGACGAGTTCTCCCAAAGGTTCAAGATCGGCTACGCATGTCTCTACCTAAAGAGTCTTGGGCTATTGCTAACAAGCAGTGGTTCGCTACTATGAAGGATGCAGGCCTCCTCGATCCGTACAAGGGCTTAGCTTGGCATCTGCCAGTTGAGTTCGGTGGTATGGGCTTGGACGACACAGGACTCAAAGAGTCTGTAGTGACGTATGCGCAGCGGAAATTGGCAGTCAAGATGGTGTTGGATCCTGAGCATTGCCCGAAAGGGTTTAGCCCAGATGGGAGCTTGGTTACGGCTGAGATGACTAAGAAGTACAGGGATACGTTCCCATACCAGACATTGGAGACTGAGCCTGTTATTGCAGGCCGACATACCTATGCTCTGTCAGAGCGCCCATTGCGGGTGACCTTCTGTTTCTTTGATTCTGCACCTATAGTCGGACCTATTGAGTCTCCTGGATACTATGCGCCCCATGAGGCCCGGCCACCATTGGCACGGTTACCCTTGGGAGGTATTCCCCAACAGGCGTTCTGTCGGATCGAGTATGTACTTCACGAGACCATCGAGTCCAAGGTACAGACTTCATCAACTATCGACAAGTGGTTGGATTATCATCAAGATGGTGTGCGGATTAGTCCACAGGAGGTGGAGTTGCGTGTATCGAAATGGCTCAAATGGGGCTGTGAGATTAGCGACAAGACTGTGGACAGGCTCTATGAGGGCCTGCGTGAGAGGTACCATGTGCGAGCGCTCCAAGCTAAGGTCTATATGACCCCGAGCGAGGTTGCGGCACTGCGTACAGTTTCTTAGGTGCGAACTACACCTTCGATGCGTACCCTATATGTATTGACATAAAATGCTTAACAGCAAAAAACAAAAAACATTGGTTCTAAAGTACTGGTCTGAAACTCGCGCCGAAAGGCATGCTAAGGTATACATCTACTCTCCCAAAAGGACTTGATAGACATATACGGGCATTAAAAAGCAGGAACGATGGGGTCTTACCCCTGTACTGCACGCGACACGAAAGCCATTGCTATAGACACCAGAAAAGTCAAAATACATACAGTTACATCGAGAACCCAAGGGATTCAAGTCCGGATCCGCCGC